TCTGTAATTGAAGAATCTCCATTTGGATGATGTCTGATTTGCAATTCATTGCTATCACCAAGATATAAAATATCATCATCACCAAGAAATACATTGCTTTGGAATGTTGCATTACCAGTAATTAAAGTATTACCATCTACGTGAAGCTTTGCTTGTGGATTATCGGTTCCTATGCCGACATTACCACTTGAATCTATACGAACTCTTTCTACTAAATTACCAGATGAAGGGCGACTATAAAGAGATAAGTATCCTTGTTGATTATTAGATGTATTATTTTCCTTATAAGCACCTATGGCACCAAAAGCGCGATTTGATGGTAGATTTGAACTATTAAATTTTCCACTAAAATTAATTACTGCTCCATTATTTGCAAGAGTTCCTAAACCAGCACTAACTCTATCATCATTTCCTAAGAATAAAACAACATCTCCTAAAGTATTTTGAACACTTACAGTAGAAGTTGCAGTATTTGGTGCTGCAGAAATATTAAATGAACCACTGTCACTTGCTAAAACCTCTAGTTTTGATGCTGGATTATCAGTTCCTATGCCGACATTACCACTTGAATTTATACGAACTCTTTCAGTATTATCTACTGTAAATATAAATCCACTACCTGCAGCAGCACCACCAGGATCTGATTTAAGTGTGATGAGACCAGAAGTATCTGCAGTTAGTTCGCCATAGGCGTTAGTACTAGCATCACTTCGCTTAAATCGGAGGGTGGGATCTGTACTTTGGATGTGCAGCAGGGTTGATGGAGTATTGGTTCCTATGCCGACATTACCAGTTGAAGTTATACGAAGTCTTTCTGTTGGTAAACTATTACCAGAACCACCATGAGTTGCAAAAGATAAGTATACATCTGGACTTACATCTTCAGCAAAAGCTCCAATATAAGCTTTAACACCAGCACCTGGAGGAGAGGTATCATTTGTAAAAAATTCAATTTTACCAACCTGTTGATCAGTAGTGGTTGTAGTATCTAAATCAGTAAAACGAAGTGTATTAGATGAAGAACCATTATTTCTAGCAATTTCTAATTGTACTTGAGGATCTGCAGTTCCTATACCGACATTACCAGTAACAGTTAAAGTTCCTGTAATAGAAGAACCAGATGAGGTTACAGTTTCAACAGTAGTTCCGTCGGCAACTAATAAAATAGTACCATTATTACCAGTATCTGTAATTGCTACTTGAGTATTACCCTGAATGATTCCACTAAGAGATGCTGTTGTTGCAGTAAGTGTACCGTTAATTGCAACATCACCATTAATAGTTGTGCTACCAGTACTAGATGGATCAATTGTTAAATTGCCCGTTGTAGTATTAATATTATTACCAGTTAATTGTAGATTACCTACAGTAATTGTTGTTGGTGTTAGTGTAGTTGTAGTTACATCATCAGTGATATTAAGATCTGAAAGACTGTTTAATGTAAAATCTTGACCACCAAAATTTACAGTTCCATCTCGCTGACTAACAAAAAATGCATCACCAACTCTAAAATCACCGCCATGGTCACTCGATACATAATATACTTTACCCCCATTTGGAGTAACTACTTCATTTTCTTGATTGACAAGTGTTTCATCTTGACTAAAATCTTTTCCAGCACCAACGTGTCCAAAATTATAAGCAAATACTCTAATTGTTGAACCTGGACCATCTGATTTAATTCCATAGTTACCAAAAACAGATGCACATCCAATAGATCTCATATCAGCACCAAATTGCTGATAATCTGCTAAACTAATTTTAGTACCAGTTGCAACTGTTGTGGTTCCACTTACAAATCTAATATCTTGAGTTGGTAGTGAACTATCTTTAATTGATGTACTACCGTTAATTCCATCAAAGTGAAGAAGAATTTTGTCGTTACCATCTGAATTAAAAGCAGAAGATGCAACTGTAAACGTTGCAGTATATCTTGCAATATTACTAATTCTTAATTCATCAATATACCCACCATAAAATATAGATTCGGAGAAATTTGCGCCTACTCTGAATGATCTGTTTGCATAACTATTTGAATCTGAATATGTAGTTGGTGTTAAAGTTCCATTAACAAATAATCTAGTGGTTCCACTAGACCTTGATAATGCAATATGACTCCAATTATTTGCAGTAACTGCAACACTAGATGTTAACCTATATGCATTTGCGGTAAAAAATCTTATATTACCTGAGGTGTCTATTTCTAAGTATATTGCAGTATCACCCGAACTAGTTCGTGAATCAAGAATAACTTGTTGAGTGCCAATTGAACTTGGTCTAACCCAAAATTCTACTGTAAAATCTCCAGTTCCAAAATCAAAGTCTGTGGAATCTGCAATTGTTATGTAATCATCAACACCATCTACAACTAAAGATGCAGTTCCAAATTTTTTCTGTGCAGTTGAAAGTGATGCAGTATTTGTAACTGATACAGTTTTTCCAGGTGTTGTTAAAGCAGTAGTAAAAGTTCCAGTACCTTTATTTGTTAAGGTTATAGTTCCAGAACTATATGTACTAATTGTGCCATATGCAATTGCTTTCTTATATGAAACATTACCAGAAGTAGTTCCAGATGCACTATCTGTTACATCAAAAGTATTTGTTGCTACGTTAGAAACTGCATAATATCCATCTGTTGCAGTACCACTAGTAAAATCTAAAAATACTCTATCACCATTTGACAAACCATGAGAATTTTTGGTTACTGTAACAGTTGTTCCTGTTCTTGAATAAGTTCCTGTATTATAATTTGCTTCTAGATAATAAATTAGATCATTTGCAACTGGTGTCGTAGTAACAGTCAAACCAGAAATTTTTAATCTAGTTTTACCTATACCAGCAAATCCAATTGGTCCATCTTTTGCATCAATTGAAATATCACAAAAGTATGTAAAACAGTTTACCCATTCTGATCTTGCACCGTTTGTCATCAACAAAGCAGTGCTGTTTGGACAAATGAATGTACATTCATTGAATAACAATGCAGGTTCGAGTGTGGTAGAATCTACTACACCACCATCTATTTTTGCTCCTCTACCTGCAATATATGATACTGGTGGATTATTTACTGTATCAAATCCAAATGGATCAGAACCACTCGTAATACTACCTTTATTATATACAGTTACTCTCTGCACATATGGACTTCTGCTTGTGGTTTTCATTCCAGATTTAAATCTGAAACCATATCCAGTATCATCTGTAGAGTTGTAAAAGAAATTACCAATTGTTAAATCACTAACTTCTGTCTCACCATTTAATCTAAATCCATCTTTATCTTTTGTTTCTGATGTTGGTTGGATAAATGTAGATCGAAGTCCAGAACCAACAACACAAACACCAGGAGGAACATCTAGTGGGAATATTTCTGTATAAACACCTGCACCAAGTCTAACCGTATCTCCAGATGCAGCAACTGTTAAAGCTTGTTTTAAAGATGCAAATGCGTTGCCAACGGATTTTCCATCACCAGTATCATTACCATTTTTTGTAACAAAGTATTCATTTCCTGGTTCTTCTGCACCCAGACTTACAATACTTTCTACTCCACCTCTACTAATTTTGGTAAAAAGTTTACCATCAAAACTATTTAAACCAAGTTCTCCTAAAGAAAGATCTGATGTAGTTGGTTTTTTTCCAGAAACAGATGATCTTTTAAGTTTAATATTAGTAGACATATGGAATTACTCCGTTGGTATATACCAGAAAAAAGAGGGATATATATCCCTCCAATTATTTATTATTGAGATCAGAAAGTACCGCCGTCTAAAGTATCAGTCCAGACTGGTTCTCCTGTAGCACCATTTGAAGTTAAAATTTTGTATGAGTTAGAAATATCTGAAGTACCTGCTGCAACTGTTGTAGTTAATTTCTGTGCAGAATCAAAATATGCAACACCTTTATTAATTCCAATTTCATACTTAACTGTATTGAAGTGAGCATCTCCTTTAGTACCACTAAACACATTACTTGTGTTTGTTGCATCTGGAATGAAAGTAAAGAAACTTGTACTTTCATCATATCCAAAGAAACCAAGCTTGAGACTTGATGAATAATACTTAAATTCAATACCTCTGTCTAGAGCATCATTCATTGCGAGGGTAAATGTCAATGCAGTTCCAGAAGAAATACCACCTGTTAATGCAGTATCAATAGTAATTTGTGTTGAACTATCTATGGTACTAATTTTTGTTCCGTTTGGAATATTTGCACTTCCAGAAATAATATCACCAACATTAAGACCTGTTGTATTATCAAATGTTAGTGTTGTTGCACCACTTGCTGCAGATGAAGTAAGTGTCTTTTCACTGATACTATCACCAAGAGTGAAGATAGGATCATTAACACTAACTTGAGTAGAATTGACTGTTGTCGATAATCCAGTTACAGTTAGGTTACCACGAACAATAACTTCTCCACCTGCATCACCACCAGCAGGATAAGGATCTAAAGTAATTGTTTGTGAACCACTTTCACTAGTGATCGAAGTACCCTGAATTCTTAGACTTCCAAGATCAAATAATGTTGATGAAGTACCAAGATTAACAGTTGTTGCTGCACCAAATGCATTAACTGTAGTAGCGGTTGTGTCTAGTAAGTTAAAAGATGTTTGATTTGTGGTAATATCACCACCTTTAACTTGTAAATCTCCATCTAGAACAACTTCACCCGACTTAATTGTAGTGGTTCCAGTTGTTGCACCTAGATTTAAAGTTGTTGCTGCACCAAATGCATTAATTGTAGTTGCAACTGTGTTCCAGAGGTATTGAGTAGTTTGAGTACCAGCAACAGTTGGATTTGCAATAGTTGCAGTGCCTGAAGTTGCACCTAAATTTAAAGTTGAAGCAGCACCAAATGCATTAACTGTAGTAGCGGTTGTGTTTAGTAAGTTAAAAGATGTTTGATCTGTGGTGATATTACCACCTTTAACTTGTAAATCTAGATCTACAACTAAATTGTTATTGATATTCGTAGTACCAGTAGCAGCACCAATTTCAATTGTTGTTGCGGCACCAAATGCGTTAACTGTTGTTGCAGTTGCATTGAGTAAATTGAAAGTAGTTTGTGTGGTTGTTAAATCACCACCATTTACTGCTAAATCATCAGTGAGAGTAAAAGTTCCACCTACATTTAATGCACCACCAATACCGACACCGCCAGTTACAATCAGAGCACCACTAGTAGTGCTAGAAGAAACGGTATTATCTAGTAGAGTAAGTGCAACTGTACTACCAAATTCTACATCACCACCAGTTACTGTAAGTTTATTTCCTGCATTATTCCATGCAATACTTACATCTGTTGAATTACCAAATTCAAGTGCATTATCATCTTCTAATACTACAGAACCAGTACCATCTGGTCGGAGAATAATATCCGCATCTATATCAGTAGATGAAATTACATTTCCATTAATTCTGATATCATCTACATAAAAATCATCAAGTCTTTTATTTGCATCTACAACAAGTGCTGAACTTGCGGTTGTTACGCCTGCGACATGATCCATCATGTCTGTAAAATAACTACCACCGATTACTTCTGTAGTAGCAGCAACACCATTCGTTTCAGTACCAGTACCGATGAATAATTTATGTCCCTGACCATTTGCTGGATTATTTGCCTGGGAATAGGTATATGCTAATTCACCTTGAGCTATAGCTGGAGAGCCTGATGTATAAGTTCCAGATCTTTTAATTCTAATTAATGTAGCCATTGTTAGAAGTATCCTCCATTAATGTTTAAATTAGTTGTGTCTATAACATTTTGAATCACGGCACTCACAGAGATATTTGTTACTATATTACTAATTACATCTGGATGAATAGATTTTGTTGTTTCAAATTTGCCAGAAGCAGAATCATAAACAATCATTGATCCATCCGATAATGAAGTGGTGTCCACATCTCTAAGATCGGAAAGATAATTTCCTCCTCCTCCTACTCCAGTCCCACCAAGACCAACACTAATTGGATTTGTTTTTTTAAGTATAACACCACTCACAGTTTGAGTTCGTGTTACTCTTGCTGCAATCGGCATGTCTTGTGCCTATATTTAGTTTTTACTGAAATATTTATACAAAAAAGAGTCTCCCTAGGGAGACTCCTTATTATTAATGTATATTTATTATGCCTGTGACTCACTCCATGAAATACGAGTTTGAATCTGGAATGGAGAAGCAAACGTGATTTGTGATAGGTCAACAGGTACAGCAGCAATCGTTAGAATGTCTGGACCGTTTGGATATACACCATCACCACCAATAATAGAGTTACCTAATGAAGTTAACTCTGACAGATTCGAAGTGGTTGTTGCAAATGCTCTCTTTGTTCCAGAAACAATACCACCACCTTGAGCACGGAAAGAGAAGATTTGTAGACCACCCTGTAGGCTGTCACCAATCTGGTGCTTATAGAGTTGTGATAGCGATGGAGAACCAATCGACTGGAAGTTATCGTTCGATAGGTTAGCATTCAAGAAGAGACGAATTTCACATTCATGCGTTGAAAGTACACCAGCACTCTTGAGGTTAACTTGCATTCTATTGATAATATCTCGGAAACCTAGGTTACCAGTAATACCGTTGTCAACAGAAGGAGCAAGACGGAATGATACAAGAGGTAGAACACCATTTGCTGAAATTGAAGCAAGACCAGTTGAAGTACCAATCGTGAATGAAGGAGCAAAAGGTGAGAATGTAAGATTAATTCCAGTACCAGTTGAAGTTGCGTTAACTGCAGTACCACTAGTGTTTACAAGAGTAAATCCAGTTGATGATACAGCTCCAACTCTGGATTCTGCAGGAATACCAGTACCAGTAACACCCATACCAGTTCTTAATGATGCAACAGATGATGCAGACATACCACTAATAGCGGAACTGGCGTTAGTTGTATTAGCTGCAGCTGTAAATGTTGAAATTCCAGTAGTTAAAGGTTGATCTAGAGTTATAGTAAATACACTTGAACTCGTTTTTGTATATGAAACAATACGAGTATTTGCTCTAATTCCAAAACCAGAAATAGTAGTACCAGTAATTACTCTAGCATAATCCGTATTATAGTTTGCTGATGATCCAGTATTTGTATATGTAATTACACTAGAATTAGCCGATCCAGTGATAGAACCAACTGAAGCAACTGCAGCTTGAGTAAATGTAGTTGTTTCAGCATTAGTAAATCCAAGGGTGTTTGAATCAGCAGTAAAGAGATAAGCTTTATCATCGTCAAATCTACCATCCATGATTACCGATGTACCCCAGTGTAGGAGTAGTGGTGAGAATGTAGGAGCAGCTTTTGTTAGAACTTCATAACGAGCAGGTAGGTTACCAGATCTGAAGTATGCTTCAGTTAGTTTGTTGTTATGCAGGAACTGGTGAACATACTTAACTTCACCATTTTGATCCTTGAATCCAAAACGAATTTTACCAGCACCATACCAAGAGTAGTCCATGTAGGCCATCTGGATCTTATTGATATTGAGATCATAACCATATATACCTCTTCCATCACACTTATCAATATTCCAAGATGTTTGTGGAACTTTAGTATCAATTGTTTTTGATACGATTACGTTTGACAAAGTAGCACCACGATATTCTGGTTGTACAAAAAGTTCTGATTCTGAATTAATCTGTATAACTTTATATGACTGACCACGAAGAACAATCATATCGCCAGGATCTAATTGAGTTTGTAGTCTTGTATCAGAATCTCCAACAATTCTACCAGATCTATTTGTTACATTTACAGTACCAGATAGTTGTTGTGTTGATGAGCGTCTTACTGCATAAAGGTTATCTCCATCATACTCATAGAACATACCGTTCTGACTGTCAAATAGACCAACGCGAACTGCACAATCTGTCCAAGAATCTAAGTTAAACTTAGGGAATCCATATGCAATTGAAGAACCAGCTGTAGATGGTTGAGTAATTGCAAGGTTGGCTGTAGTAGCAGTTGCATTAGCAGATAAAACAAGTGTATTGGTTGAAGCATCTGCAGACTCAATGGTAGTATTACTTGGAATACCAGTACCAGTTACTGTATTACCTTCACGAATGAATTCAAAAATATTTTCTACAGTAAAAGTGAATGTTCCAGATGTTGCAGTATCAGCTAACGGTTTAGATAAAATTACTTTTTGGGCAGCATTTCTAACACTCTTAATTTTAGTTCCAGAAAGAACATTGGTTCCACTAATTTCCATTCCTGGTTGCAGTGAAGAAATATTGGTTGAGGAAATTCCTGATAATTCTCTTAGGTTTGCAGTAGAAACAGTAGCATTAAATGTCTTAATAACGTTAGAAATTGTTGATGAACCATTAGTAATATTACCAGTAAATCTGTGAGTAATGAAGTTATATGTAAATACATAATCATTAGTGATACTTGCAACTTCAAATACTCCGTTATATGGGTTGTTTCCAGATGGAACTTCAGCATCACTAATTTGAATTTGGTAAGATCCACCAGATTTTAAGAAGTGAGCAGTCTTAGTAACAACAGTTGCAGTTGTCCCTGATGATGTAACTCTATGAACATCAACTGGTGGGTTAAAGTTTACAGCAAGTGAAATTTGAATACCTTTACCAGATTGATAACGGAAATATCTACGTGTTTGACGAATGATTTGTGAATCTGGGATGTTCCCAGCATATACAGTTACACCGCCGTCAAATGGTCTGTGTGCAGCAGTTGCATCTGACTTAACATATAGTCTGGTTGGAGTTACATATGTAGCTGCGGTAATTGTTGGTAGTGTGAAGAGGTTATCCACAGCTACACCAGCACCAGTTACACTTTTACCTGCAGGGAATGTTTTTAACTTCAAGAATCCATCTGCTTTTACAGATTCAATTTCAAATTCAAAATAAGTTCCAGGAGAACTTGTACCAGTATTCCAGAATCTTAAAGTATCACCAGAACTAAATTCACTCAAAAATTTGGTGTTTGTTCCTTGTACAACTAGACTTGCTGGATCTGTAATACTCAAAGTTCCTGCACCAGGTAAGTAAGCTCCAATACTTGCAGTTGTGAATGAGTGAGCAGAACCAGCTGGTCTCGTAGTCAATGTCATCGCAACTCGATTCAAAGCATTTGTCTGGTTTGATGCAAGTGAAATGAAATCACTATCACGAACAATTGCAAAGTAGATTTGACCATTAGTTAATCCACCAATTGCAGTATCACCACCAGTTGCATATGTTAATGGAGTGGCATCAGCATATTTGTGACCTGGAATCTTAAACCAATGTACATATTCTGTACCTGGATTGTAGATTAGAGGATCTGATGGACTGAATGTTTTGGTGATAGATGGAATTTGAGCACCAGAAACAAGAGTAAAGGAAGTTGTCGATCCTACAGAACCAATAGGATAGATATCATCAGCAAGTCTGTCTGCAGAAGCACTTAGTTTATGATTACCAGTTGATGCTTGGTTTAGATCAACAAATGAGTTTAGTTGACCACCAGTTGATGTTCGTGCAACTGAAGTGTTTTTAAATGCTAAAGTATTAAGAAGTAATCTCTTTTCACTGTTATTGACGCCATTAGTTGCAATTGTCCAAACATCATTGAAATAAGGGTTATTAGCTGCACCAATATATACGGTTTGACCTGGTGAAAATACACTTAAATCAGCCGTAGAACCAAATTGAACTGTAAATGTTGTTGCATTAGCTGCTAAATTAATACTCGAAATAGCATATTCATTTTGGTTTAATGATAATCTGAAAAATTCTGCTGTGTTGGCTGATGGTCTTGGACCACCTAATTTTACAAAGTAATTAGTACTATTTGCTAAACCACCGATAACTGGGTTTCCACCAGAGTCATAAGTAAGTACTCTGTTTGCAGTAAATCCATTTGCAGGAATACGAATAGTATCTCTAGCTGGATTGGTTGTAGTGATATTAAAATTATGTGATCCAGAACCATATGTGGTTAAATCAATAACACTTCCAGTTGATTTATCTTTTAATTTAAAGAGATTACCGCTTGTTCTTTCAATGTTATAGTATTCATTGTTTGTTAGACCACCAATTACGTTAGATGATTGATACTGAACAAAATCATCAGAACTAAATCCATGAGAAGGAATAAAGAATGAGTTTGCTTCAGCAATTAAAGTAATTGGAGCAATAAATACATTTCCTGAAAGTCCAGTTACAGTTTGTGCAGATCCAGTGCTTGTAGCTTTTATTCTAATTCTATTTGAGTTAACAACTTCAACAAAGAAAACTTTAATATTTGCGGCAGTTACTGTAGATGTTGTTTTTTGGCCGGTACTTCCTTGAATGGTAATATTACCAGAACCAACAACAACTACTGGAGTATTTAAAGTTAATCCGTGTCCAGTAATATTAATATTGGTATTACTATTACCTGAACCTAACGACTCAATTTGTAATACTCTAGAAAATCTGAAGTTACCGTTTGTTGTAGTACCAGTCGATGATAGTGTAATTGCAGCCCCACCAGCGGTATTAGATAACTGGAAAGTGTTTGTAGTAACACTTTTTGCAAAAAGTACACTTAAACTAGTAAGTCCACCAATACTGGTGTTTCCTACAGGTGAAACATACATTACTGGTCTATTTTCAGCAAATCCATGACTTGAAATAGTAATGGTGCTGTTTGTAGTACTAATATTTGCAGAACCAGCATATTTGGTATTTGTATTTAAGAAGTTATCAATTACCATTGGTCTGAAACGATAGTCTGACGTGTTCTCACCAGAACCGCTACTGCTTGCTGTTTTAGTTGTTGTTAAGGTATCGGGTGTCGTGGTAACAATTCCAGATGTTCCTGCGTTAAATGTGAATACCTGAGAAGCAGTCGAACCACTTAGGAAAACTTCTGTACCAACTGCAAAACCGTGTGGGAACTTTGTATTTACAGTAAGAACTGATGGTGATGCATTGTCAGTTTGAATATCAGAAACACCAATTGATGCACCATTATAGAATGAACCAGGAATTACAGCAGTGTATGATGTACTAATAGTTTGTGAAACATTTCCATTAAAAGGAACTTTGTAAATAAACTGGGAGGTACTAGGAACGGAAGTAATTACATATGAACCTTCATAATTGTTTCTTGATAAACCATTAATTTCAATTGGTGTACCAACAGTTAACCCGTGTGGACCTACAGTATTAACAGTTACGTTTTTAGATCCATTTGAAATTCTAACAGTAGAAACTATAATTGGAACTTCACCATTTCTTGCATAGAATGATGGAATATTATTTACAAGACGAAGAGTTTCCCACTTAGTTGACTGAAGACCAAATTCAAAGTCGGTATCAATTAGGTTTTCTGGAGTACTTACACGAATTTTTGATACTGGATCTAGGAAAGTATCGTCTGGACCAAATCTGGTGTAAACATCTTCAATAAAAATTTGAAGTTTGTCATCCGCTGCATGGTTTGCAGAAGCTGTATTATAAACTAGGTTAAATACCGTAGTGTCATTTTCCTCATCATATACTGGATCTGTTGATAGACCGAGTGATGGTTCTGTGAAGTTGTAAATTACTACGTTTCTAGTTACGTTAGTAATTAGAATGAGTCTTTCTCTTGCAATATTGCCTTGAATTACAATTTGCTTAATTGAAGGTGTGAAACTATAATCTACAATAAGTTTTTTTGCCATTGTCTCCTGTTCCTGTGTTAATTCCTTGTTTTATTTATATTATGAAAGGGCTAAAATTAGACCTAGGTTCGATGTAGATGTCAGTGTAGTGATGTTAATTCCGTTTTGTTTTACACTACCAAGACAATTAATATCACCATCAACAACAAATTTAAATTGTGGAGGTGGATCCGATACACCAACTCCAACATTTCCTTGTGGGTGGATAGTAAAAGTTTCAATTAAATTGTTTGTTGAAGTTCCAGAAGCTCCTGCTCTTGATGTAAAAATTCTTACTTTGCCACCTAATGCACTACCAGTTCCTGCTCCTGCTTGAATATCTAAACTAGTTCCTGCAGTGTTAGTTCCAGTAGCATTTACAGCTTTAAGTCTACCTTGTGTAGTAGTACCAATTGTTAAAGTTGTATTTGTAATTGATGGAACTGATAAAGATGTTGTAATTGTTGCGGTTGTATTAACAGTTAATGTACCACTGATTGTAGTATTTCCGTCGAATGAATCAACAACAAATTTATCAACTGATGAACCGTTCTGAACTTTAAAAAATTCTGTTGATTGAGTATCGGACCCACTGATTGTAACATTTTTATTAAAAGCTACATTATTAGTTACTGTTAAAGTTCCACTAACTGTAGTATTTCCACTCGAAGAATCAACTAGAAATGTAGTTACTGGTGTAGTATTACCGTCTGTAATTCTTAGAAATGCTGATGCTGCAGTTGTAGAACCTTTAAGAGTGATTGTCTCATTAAATTCTGCAGCTTTTGTAACAAAAAGGTTGTCCTTTACATTAACATCTATACCATCTTCAAAATCGACATTATTTGGTTTGATTACAACATTAGCAACACCACCAGATACTAAATTAAATGTATCTGTTGTGCTTCTGAACAATCCAGTATTTTGATCACTTTGGAAAGTAATAGATGGAATATTAAGACTGCCGTCTGTAACTTTTAGTGTGGTGATATCAACTGGCACTGGAAGTTGAACACCTGTAGAATCAATGGTAAGTTTTGTAGCACCATTTGCTACAAAACTAAAAGAACCTTGAGCAGCTCCTTTAAAAATTCCTGTGTCTGTGTCGTTTTGGAAAGTAATGGAGGGAGTTGAAACAGTTCCTGCTCCAAAACGTACTGTAACTCCTTCTGCAATACCACCACTAGTAACTCTTGTTAACGGCATTTACATAACTCCGCTAAATGAAAACCTCTTACAGTTTATTTATACAAGTTATTTTTAAAAAAGCCCCCCATCAGACTTGAACTGATGACCGCTCGCTTACAAGGCGAGTGCTCTGCCACTGAGCTAGAGAGGCAAAAAATTAACCGCGATCAAAACAGTTTGAACTGTGTTCTTTTGCTTTAAATTCTGTGATGCAATGCCACATTGCACGTTCTGGATTACTTAATCCACAAGTATATATGTCAATTGCAGCACACCCTTTTTCAGGCCACGTATGTATTGAGATATGAGATTCTGATAGAAGTAGTATTAGAGTCACTCCCTGTGGGGTGAATTGGTGAAAACATGAATCTAAAACTGAGGCACCAGCTTTAATAGCTGCTGTTCTCATTGTTTTGTCTATGAACTCTAAATCATTGAGAAGTGAATCACAGACTCCATAAATTTCTAAAGTACAATGTTTTCCAAGATTGTCCAATTCATAAATCCTCAAGATGATTTATTATTTATTGTTTGAAAATACTAATATTTTCAATAGGAGTGGTGGGATTCGAACCCACCCTGGATGGATTTTAAGTCCACTGCCTCTTCCGCTGGGCTACACTCCCAAAAAACCCGAAAAACCCTAGAGCCTGTTTTGGCCAGAAAAATTTTTCGGGGGTATTTCGAAAACGAAAGGTCAATTTCGATTTACACTTCCCTCACACGGACAATAGTAGTATACCACAATCAGATAGGGGTGTCAAGTGGATTATCCTTGAATATGAATCGCTGCTGCCTTAGCTCTACAAGCAGCCGCTTCACACTGAGCAGCAGTAGTGACACAACGGGCACCATTGACTTCGTTCTTAGCAGCTGTTTGTTTAGTTGCTGCGCCAGTTGTATCTGCTTGAGTGGAACTTGTGTTAACTCGTGCAGCACCAGCATTATTTATTTCTGCTGCTCCTACTGTGTTGTTTGTGACAGCTCCTGTTGTGTTTGATTCAGCAGCACCCGTTTGATTACCTCTAACCCCTCCTACTGTATCGGTCTTTGCTCCTCCTACGAGCGCCGAGTCCGCAGCTGCTACTACTTTTGTTTTAAGACCAGTAATTCCATTTTTAAATATTGATAAGGAATTAGTACTACCTAATGATGCCCAATTAATTTCACTAACAAGGGAAGTTAAATGTCCTCCAGCAAATTCTACACCACCCGATGCAGTAAGACCAACTTTTGCTCCTGTAACAAGATATTGATTGATGGGTTTAATGTGTACTGAATCTTTATAAAGAAGTTCTGCTTCTCCTAGAGATTCATGTCTTTGCAATCCTCTGTTAACCACTGAAAAATCTTTACAATTAATTGTAAAATTACCACCAGAGTTAAAACTGATATCACCATCAACATCCACTATATAATTACCTCTAACTTTAACTACACCATTTTGAATTATAACTTCCTCTTTTGATCCTGCTGTTGTAATTCTAATTCCCTCTTTAGTTGCAACAAGAGCATTACCATTACCAAGTTCCATATGTGAACGAATAAAATCTGGTGTTGAATCGAACTGATGAATAATACCTCCACCATAATCCAAAATAGTATTAAGTGCAGTAACTGGTGCTGATAAACTACCAAGAACTAAATTTGCTACATCAAATTGATCTAGACAATCTAATTGAGTTTTATCATATACTTTTGCTGGTGGTTTATCTTCACAACCAGAAGGAGTCATTCCGTTATTCATTTTATAATATTGATTAGGATTTTCTTTTGGTTTGTTACACAAGAACATTCCCAACAAATTAGCAAGTAAACTTATAATACTTGCTACGCTTGTTATGTTACTAATATTTCCTATATTTCCAAACATACTTGCAACTTGAGAAATCATAGATGTGATTGAAGTAATTGCAGTAACTAAACTAGTAACTGCATCAAACACACTCTGTAGACACTGTTGAACCATATCAAGAAGTGACATTGCTTTTGATATAATTTCATTTACCATACTAATAAGTAATGATTCTAATCCACCCGCAATTAAGCCTACAATAGAATTGATAAAATCATTTGTTATTAAACATGCAATTGCTTTTAGAATCATCATCAAAGCATCACATATAATTTTAAGAGTCATTGGAATGGGACTCTTGAAAAATAAAGAAATTTTTGCAATGATTTCACTAGCTAAATTCAACAACCAACCTTTAACTTTATTGAATACTCCAGTTACATATCCATTAGCAACTTCAATTGCTTTTTTAATTTCTTCTGCTACTTTAATTTCTTTTCCTGTATATTTACTTGTAGGATTTTTTCTCGTAAATGCTTCACCAAAAAATTGAACTGTAGTTCCTTTTGAATGTGTTGCTGGATTAGTGGTTCCGCCATTTGTTCCATACTTAACACCACGTTTAACATTCAATAAATTTTTTTTGTTGTAACCTTCATAAGTTAATTCTTCAGATCCTAAACGAAACCATCCTCTAGGTGGAAGAGATGATGTTCTTGAAACAGGAATAGTAGCTTGTGTTTTATCAACATCTTGAGTTAATTTTACTCCACCTCCATTATAATATTCAGACCCTTGTAGTGCTGCTCCAAGAGCCATAAATACTTGTTCTAATTTTTTTAATAATGATTTTTCTTCATTTTCAGATTTCTTTTGTGCAACTACAACATTACCACCAGTTGCTGCTGGGTTTGCTGCATTTGGTGGTTGTTGGGATGACTGTTGAACGACTCCACTTTCCGCAGTTTGTGCTGGTTGTGGATTTGTATATTCAATCCTATGTGCGGAACCTATATTTTGATAATCATCAGGAGTTCCAAGTTCTGCACCAAGAGTTTTTAATTTTGTAAATAATGAACCAAGAATTAGTGGTTGTTGACAGTCTTCACCATCCATGAATATACCACAAACAACATTACCTGCTTTTAATGCTCCTGTTGATTCTGGTGTTGTCGTTGGACGCATTAATACAGACCAAGGTAAATCATCTGTCGGTAAAATTTTTCTGTCATCGGTATGAAAACCAAAAATTCTTACCTTAACTCTACCCAACGCTGGATCTGGATCCGAAGTTCCTTCTACAACTCCATACCACATCTTAGTTGGATCTGCATTTACATTATTTGTTGCAGTTAATAATCCTGGGTTCATAATTGTTATTAGTTATCGTGAATTTTACACTCTAATGCATCTGGATTATCATCACAATAAAGTTCCAGTGGTGTTGGGTCGTGGTCATCCTCTGGATGTTTCTGATGATACCTTTCTAGTGATGATAATTCTTCTTGAGTGTGTCTACGTGACTGGGGAGAAGTCTGTGGATCATCTAGAATTTTTTTATCATGTGCAATATGTTGTTGAATGTTTTCCATTTTTTAAATCCTCCTCATTTATTTAGTATAAAATCCTCAAGGTTGCTTATTTGAATTTTCACCAAGAGTACTGTCTTCACTTTCTACTGGGAATGCTGGATCTTCTGTTTGATTACCACCAATGGAATCTCTAATTAAAGTTATGTGAGTAAACATTTGAGATCTGTTTAAGGAGTGTCTTATAGATTCAATCATATATATACCACTTAATTTTTTATCTTCTTTTCTTGTTTGATCATCACCTTCCTTTGTTTCTGGTGATGGTATACTAATTTTAATTAATTTAGCTGGAACCAAATCCATATTGCCAGGAACTTCTATTTCAAGTTTATTATAATTCAACATATGAAATCTGAAAATTGCTTTATCAAACATTGTATTTAATTTATCAAGGTCTTCAGTTGTATTTGGTGAACTATTTGTTGCACCTGGTTCGTCCCACAATTGATTTGCAAGAGGTCTGTAAATAACTCTCGTTGCAAATTTTGAAGGGTGTAGTCCACCCTGACCAGTAGATCTATATGCTCTGCAATTATTCATAGCAACAGATCCATTCCACCACTCATCTACTGTATTATTTCTTGTAATTTTTTTACTATTCATAAAATCAATATCAATTGAGTAGTGTGCATACAAACCCATTCTAAGATCTTCTAGGTGATTAAAGACTTCTGGAGATCTAAAATTTTTAATTCTATATAATTTCTCATCTGGTTTATCTCCTGTTTTAGCTGGTGCATAAGTAAACACATCTAGAGTAGATGACTTTTGTAACTGAATGAGGGTATCAATCGATGAAAATACATATCCACCAGCCTGATTGTCTGAACCAATTGGATCTACTGATAAAGTTTCATAAAATAAATATCCACATGAGTCTGCAGTTGTTGTAGAGACAGATCTTTTTGCAAGCCAATTAATCACATCAAATGGTCTCCAAAAAGGAGCGATAAAATCAACTGGGTGTAATGATGGATCAGTTACTATTTTTTTAGATGTTTTTAAATTTTCTTCTAAAATATTTTGCACAATATCATGTGGATGTAATCCTCTAAATCTTTGAGAAATTCTTGCACATTCATTAATAATCAATTCAAAGGAACATAAATGCATAATATATGCCTGATTTTTTTCTTTTAATGTTCGTCCAGAAATTTTGTGAACAAAAAATACCAGTGTATATTTCTTTCCATTTGGCGTTCCTAGTTTAATGGTAACTTTTTCTTGACCCATCAAAGGAATATTTGAGATTAAATTCTTTCCACTATCAGAGACAAGAATGTCAGCTGAAACTGATGGTGAGAGAATACTCTGGTATATACTCATCTCAACCATTAATTCTCTGATGTCAATTTGTTGACCCAACGGACCAGTATAGGTTCCTGGAATTGGTTCCAGTATTATAGATTCAATCTGAAAATCACCTGGAAACTGTTGATTTGAATTTGCCATTTATTATAACCTTTGTGCTAAATTAAAACCGCTCATACTTTTACTCAAAGAACTTTCACCTGGCATAATTGTTGTTGAGATTATTCCCGAATTTATTATGACTGGTGTTTGATATGCTACTGCAACTGTATTTGATTGATTGCTGTTATAATATTTATTGAAGTCTTCTGTAAGTGGTTTGATATTTTTGAATGCATCCTTATCAACTTTACCTGATGAATAAGAAGGAGTTGATGGTTTAGCTGCTCCTGGATCAGGAGCTCCAGTTAATGCACTGAATAAAGTTGCAAGATTTTTAGTGAACTCACCAGCACCTGCTGCTGATTTTAAATAATCAAGTCCAGTTGATGATTCGGTTGGTGTTGTTGAAGCACCACCAGCACTAGTAACTGATCCTGTATCACCAGATGCACCACCCAATGAAGATGCATCTCCACCAGCCGGTATATTTTCAGGACTTGGTTTACCAGGATTCAATCCTTGTTCTTTGATAATTCTAATTAATTTTCCTGGATAAGCTGGATCCGTAGCATAACCCTGTTTCTTTAATAGATATGCGGCATTTGATGCGTTTCCAGAATTACCATATCCTTTATAGTGCTTGTAATCAAGAGACCACATTTTTACATGTTCTGAAATTGAAGCCTGCGGTGATGGATAATCTTTAAATACTGCATATGTTTTATATGGAGATCCACCAGAATATTCAGTGGTAAGTTTTCTAGTTCCTGGAGTTCCTTTCTGTCCAAAATAATTATACTTTCCACTTACTGCAGTTCCATATCCTGATTCCAATGCAAATTGTGCAGCAGTAATTTCTGGAATTTTATCTCCAGCTTGTTTTGCCATATTCATGACAGTAAAGAATTTCTCTTTATTACTTCCTTTTATAGAACCACCCGTTGCCATTTTTGCCAAAACTGCAGCAGAATCTTGCGCTCTTTCTTGTTGCTCTCTTGGACCCTGATCTGCTGGTTTTTCGTAATTCTTCAATACCCAATTTGATGCTGCAGCAACATTCTTTGTGCCAGTAAATACACTGGACATATACTCTTTAAATTCAATAGCAAGGAATCCAGTTGCTAACTCATCAGTAGCACCCTTATTCTTCCAATCATGACCCTTCTTTTCCATATACTTGGCAAAATTTTTCTGCCTGCCTAGATCTGTCCACTGTGGGTAAGAATATCCAGTTTTTCCATCAAGTTTAAGGACACCTCTTTTCATTCCAGATCCCTGAACCCTGTCTGGGACAAGAGAACTTTCTTGAATTAAGTTGCCAACAATACCAGCAGCTTGATAATTTTTAATATTTAAGAGTCTCATCAACTCTTTTGCAATATTGGCACCCTTTTGGTGCATGGGACCAGCAGCAATAGGACCAACATCCATCGGTGCTTTGTCGTCGTCTCCGCCAGGACCGCGGCCACTACCTCCCCCACCACCAACAGCTGCTCCAGAGAAATTAATCATTGCATCTTCAATTCTTTTCAGTAAAGAAATAACATCTGTTCCATTTTTTCTAGGAGATGAACCAATTAATTTTGATACACTTTGTTCTTCACCATTATCACTTTTTTTAATTTCTACATTTGATGATGCAGATGGTCCTTGTGCCATTTTCTTCATTGGCAATTTCTTCATCCCATATTCTTTAATGAATGGTCCAAGTAATGATTTAATAATTGGTTGTAATATAAATCCAAGTGGTCCAAGTGAACCAGTAATTCCAAGTAAAGCTCCTAAGAATGCTGAACCAAGAATTTTAAATGGTTTTCCCAATATACTTTCTACAATACTACCAGGACCAACTTTACTTAAAGGAATGACAACTTCAGGTTCATCTTCTGCAAGGTGTGCGAGTGTAGGTTTAGTAACAATACCACCAACCGCAAGACCAGGAACTTTATCCTCTCCTTCTACTGGTTTTTTGTTTGCATTACTACTAATGTTTTTAAAGAAACCATATGCCTTATCTGCAAGATAATCACCAAGCAATCCACCAAGTAATGATCCGACAAAAGTACCAGGACCAGGAATAACTGAACCAATAAGACCACCCAATGATCCACCAAGCATTGATCCAATTGCCTTAACTGCTGCTTTATCTACTGGATCACCAAGAGCAATATTTAATCCAAAATCTAAAAGACCACCAACAATAGGAATCTTGGAAAATATTCTTCCTGCAGTTCTAAGACCTTTTCTACCTAATAATTTTAGACCTAGCCTAGTTGCAGTTCTTTGTATTCCACCTTTAATCACACCACCAGATGCTTGATAAAGTAATTTTGCAATTGCACCACCACCTCTAGATAATCCAGCAATTAATGCTTTGAATTTACCCTTACCTAATATTCTAAGTAAAGATCTTCGTACTGCTGTGGATATTGACTTAGATGTAATTCCTTTTGCTGCAGCAAGTGCTTTTACTGCATCTTTAATTGCAGGAAGTATTCCTTTCTTTCCTACGTCAGATAAAAATCCAAACAGTTTTCTAATTTTAGGAATTGCTCTAACTAGTTTTCCCAGATCTGTTAATAGACTAACTGGATTTGATATCCATCTAAGGACGAATACACCAACAATAATTTTTATTATTCCTAGGAATTTTTCTAATAGATTTCCAGCAACTAATTGACTGATACCTTCCATCAAGTTAGTCACACCAAATGTCACTGCAGCAGAAACAAAATCAAATATTCCTTTTAGTGCAGTAACAAGTCCTTTGACCTGATTAAAATTGTTTGGGTTTGAAATCCAATCAAGAACTTTGTATGCAATCAAACCAAGGATAAGTTGTTGAAGTCCACCAATAATATCCTTTGCTTTTGATAAAGTACTTCTTAATATATTTCCACCTACTTTCTTTTGTTCAGATTTTTTTTCTTCTGCTAATGCTTTTTGTCTTTCAAGTTCTTTTTTGTTTTCTGCATCTCTTCTTTGTTGATCTTTGTTTTTCTTTTCAAATAACTTAAGAAGATTTTTTCCAAGCAAAGAAGCAGACTTTAAATCTTTTTGTTTTTTTACAGTTGTCTTTTGAATAACAGGATTTGCTTTTACTACTGCGGTTGTAAAAACTTTAGGATCAATCTTAACTAGGGCGTTCATTTATAGTTACCTCCCTATGGTCTAAGATTTGTAAAATGTGTAGCAAGAGCAGGATCATTAACTCCAGTTGGACCTATAGATTGATTTGATGCTGTAGATTGATTAATAACTGTTGGTGGTTGTTGTACTGAGGGTGTTGTTGTCACCTTTTGTTTATTTTGTTCGTTAAGTTTATTCTGATTCAATGATGATTGAGCAGAAGTTAATGTACTTCCAGATTTATTTGGTGATGCTGGTTTTAATGATGGTGTAGAACCAGCAGATGGAGATGGTGAAACAGAAGGTGTAGATTTTGTTGGATCTGAACTCTTGGAGGCAAGTCTTGGATCAGATGGTTTAGTAGATGTTCCACCAGCAGCTGCTCCTGGATCAGGAGCTCCAGTTAATGCACTAAATAAAGTTGCAAGATTTTTAGTGAACTCACCAGCACCTGCTGCTGATTTTAAATAATCAAGTCCACTAGCAGAAGATGAATCAGATCCACCTCCTCCACCTCCTCCACCAGGGGCAGCACCTCCACTGGTATCTGGAGATGCTGGATCTGCTCCAGTATCAGCGGATGTAGCACCAACGTTTGCTCTTATCCATGCGTTATGTAATGCTGGAGTTTTAGCTTCAATATGTGCATGAACATATCCATTACTCATTCCAACAGAATCTTGTATTCCTATGATAGTTGATGGATTAATCATCTGACCCATTTTAACTTTAATACCAGACATGTGGCCAGATCTAAAAATTGGAGTTCCAGATGCATCTGCAACCATAACTGCACCCCAGTTTTCACCAACGGAAACAACCTTCCCTGTTATTCCAGCTCTTATAGGATGTCTATCTCCTTTACTATCTGGTGTGGATGGATTACTTTTTGTAGAAAGTAAATAATCTCTAGGAATACCACCTGGTCTTGGTCCATTTGGACTTCCTGGTGAAGGATTTGATGATCCAGCATGATGACCATATGTATCAGAAAATCCTTTTCCATTGCCCATCATTTTAGGAGGACCTATTGGTGCTGTACTAAACACATACAATCCACCAGCGGCATAACGTCTAAAAGATCCTTCTGCTCCAGTAGGAATTCCATATTGTTCTACTAGTGCTTTTTTGTAGTGGTATCTTGGTTTTGGTGGTTTATCTCTCTTTGGTTTTACCAATCCACCTTTTTCATATGGTAGAACATAACCACCAGCCTTTGCTTCTCTATATCTACTTGCAGTTAATGCGGGATTGTTTACTGTACGGGGAGTATCAAATGGAATCACAAATGCACTACTTAAAGATCCACCTGATGCCTTTTTCATTCCAACCCATTCTGTACCATGACCTATGAAAGAAGTCGATCTACCACCATCTAAAGAAACTGGATATCCAGATTGAGGACCACTAATCCATCCGCCAGATGCTCTCCCCACGTTATTTCTTCTATTTCTTGGTGGTGAAGTAGTATCTACTCCTTTTGCTTTGGCTTCGGCATCATATTTTTTAACTAATTCTTGTCTTCTCTTAACATCTTCTTCTGTAATATAATTTAAAGCTAATCCTTGCTTTTGAGCGTGTTTAATGTAGAATGCTCTTACTTGATTAAATGCTTTTTGTTTCTGTAACGTATTTTTACCCTCATCGATTCTTAATCGCTCCCAAAAAACACCATTATGTTTATATACCTCATAATCTCCATTAGTTACGTTCAGTAGAACCTCATAGTTTGTTACTCCATCGGGGCCTTTGAATTGGAGTTTTTTCCTATTTGCTGCCGCATTAGAAGAATCCATCTTTCTTCTTTGATCAGATGATTGCCCCTGTTGTGTAGCTACAGAAGCACCTTTACTTTGCCCTGTACTTAGATCTTGACTTCCTTTTCCTTGAGCGCCTGCTTCCTTGGCACTAGCAGAAGATTGATCTATAGAATCTGTTTTTGTTCCTGCTCCTGGAGTGGTAACTGCTGGGGATGAACCTCCAGAAGATTTTTTCTTTTTTTTACCTTCTAAATTAGAAAGAATATTTGCAAGTAATCCTCTAACAGTAGGAGGGTTTCCACCAGCTGCACTTGGATCTTTATCACCAAATAATTTTCCAAGTCCACCAATTAAATTATTAGCACCACCTGCTGCTAATGATGCAAATCCACCTAGTCCTTTTATTGCAACCTTAAGAATATTTTTTGGAACGTTGAATACATTACCAATGAATCCACTTGCCATACCGATGATTGGTTTTAGCATTGGGAACTTCTCAGCAATACCACCCATGATAGCAAGAATTCCACCACCAACTAAACTAAATGGAAGAGTTAATAACTTTGCAAATTTTGGAATTATCTTTCCTACAGTTTTAGATAGAGCGCCTGTATCAGGACCGAATACAGTTTCACCCAATCTACTTAATGGGACAATAGCCTCAGGACCAGCCTCTCCAACGACTGCTTTTGTTGATTTCTTAACCAGACCACCTTTAGCAAGCATCGGAATGCCTTGAGACTTTGCAATGTCTCTTCCTGCAAGAGTAGCATCAATACCTATAGATGCTGCTGTTCCAAGACCAGGCATTGTTCCAGCAACACCTGATGCAAGTTCCATTCCTGCTCCAAGGAAATCTCCCTGCATTGCACGACCAGTTGCAAATGCTCCACCAGCAATCAATCCCACACCAGGAATTTTTTTAAGTAATGATTTACCTAAACCTTTACCAACTCCTTTTGCGGCATTTTTTCCTGCTGCTTTTCCTGCCGTCTTTGCTGTAGCTTCAGTTGCAGCCTTTCCTGCACTCTTTACACCAGTCTCACCAGCTTCTTTTGCAGTAGTTTTTGCTGCAGACTCACCTGCTCCTTTTCCTGCTTCTTTTCCTGCGTCTTTACCTGCTCCTGCAACTCCATCGTCAACACCTTTCTCTACACCACCAACAAGACCAAATGTTATCGTACTAACAATTTGTTTGATGATGTTTGGTACTGCTCTCAATGCACCAACAAGTCCCTCCATTGCTGGTTGTATCGATGGTAATGCACCAAATACTAATCCGACATTTTTTACGATCTTGAATAAAACTTCTACTGGTCCACCAGTTACTTTCTTAATAATATTAAAAGTGGCTGTTATCCCTGCAATACCACCTTCAAATATCTTACCTGCTATATTGACTGTCGCAACAATAAAATCATAAACACCCCTGAAAAATGTTAGAATGTTTTTTACATGTTGTTGATTCTTTGGATTAGAAACCCAATCGAGAATCTTATATGCAATAAACATCTTAATCATATCTTGGAAGAAAGAAAAGAATCCTCCTAGAATATCTTTTGATTTCTTCCAAGTTGCATTTGCTTGAGAATTAATTTTGTCTCTCAGAGAAGAATTTTTTTTGTCTTCTGACTTTGCTTCTTCATCTAATGCTTTTTGTCTTTCTCTGAGCTTTCTTGTTTCTGCTTGATTTTTTAACTCTCTTTCTTGAGATGATTTTTCTAATTTGAAAATTTTTGCTAAGGATGTCTTGAGGTCACCAACCGTAGTTGCCTCTTTCTTCTCTGCGTCTACAATGGATTTTAATGACTTTGGAGAAAAAGAGTTAAGAAAACTCTTTTGTCCATCTGACTTTGCCAAAGCACCACCTTTTTTAGAAGATGGTAGTAAGGGAGAATTCATCCTAACTCTTTATCCTAGAAATTGTTTTTTTGTTTTGCTTTATCGTTTTCCTCTTTTAACCACTGAATCAGCATCGCAACATAAACTTCTTTTTCCCACGGGATCATATTTTCAATTTCTGTTAAACTCCACTTGTGGTGTTGTAACAATGAAAAATTGGTTTCATAATAGTTATTTAGAGATTCATTGATTAATGCTAGGCGAAAAAACTGTTTAGCCCCTCTAGTACAATCTCATTATCAACACCTGTGTTAGGATTGGTGATAGTAAGTTTGTGTGAAAGTTTTGGCATGGTCTCAAAGAATTCTTGTAACTTCATGAATTGTTTTGTATTCAGAGTTTCTAAGAATGCCAAAAGTTCTTTCTTAGAATAATTGGTTGCTTCTTGAACATTTTCACCTTCGTAAATTTGTTCGATACATCCACAAGCAATCTCAAAAACATCATCTAGTTGAGTTCCTGTACCCATGTTTGTTTTAACAAAGGTATCTATACTTGGATATTTCATAATAAGTCCAACATCATCAGTCAATTCAATATCTCTTGAATGATTTTCTGGTTTCGAAACTTTAATGTCATCAATATTAATCTTAACTGTAACTACAGTTTCGTCATCATCTGGACAAGTAATACCTACTTCAATTTCTTCTCCGATTGATCTTGCACGAATGTTCAAGAACAAAAATTCAATATCAAATGTAGATAACTCGTCAACTTTTACTTTACTACTATGAAGACAATTTTTTAGAATCGTTTTAATTGCATTCATGATTTGTTTTTCATCTTCAGATTCCATCGCAAGAATCAGAATTTTTTCTTCCTTTACTAAGAATGGTCTATACTTTAATTTTTGACCAGTAGAAGGAAGTTCAAGCTCATAAGTTGGTGTAACAAGATTTGGTAAAGGCATAATTACTCCATATAAAAATAAACACTACACAAAAATTATTTAGTTGTTAAATGGACGAACATTTGTAGATGGTTTAGTAGTATTCCCAACTTCCAAATTATTGTATTCAAGACTGCTGAGAAGATGATATTGATATTCAAATGTAACTGTAACTCTATTGATTTGTGATGAACCACCACTCAAAGATATAGAGGAAATAGAAGTTGGAAATGCGTTAACAAGTCGTGCAGAATATCTTAACTGTCCAGAATAAAAATACTTCGCTGGTTCTCCAGGTGGACTGATTTTTGTATAACCAGCCAACAATGGATTATTTTGTGAATTAGGATCAAATGGTAAAAATTTATCTCTAGCACCATTACCAAATCTTTCATATTTAGCAACAAGAATATCACCAACAACATCATCAAAGTATCCTACTCTGGAAATCAATGGTTGACCTACTCCTGCTCCAGTAGCTCTATTGGGTGACATTTCATGAATTTTATTCATCCATGCATCAAATACTTTTTTTTGATTCATGTATGCATCACACAGAAATGTCATTGATGCTTCACTGTATGTTGATTTATATCCATACTTATATTGAGGAGCACCATTGATTGAATACTCTCCAGTTGAAATATTCATTCCAGGTAAACTAACTTCATCACAATAGTATTCAATCAGCGCAAGATTACTTGCATAGTTTGGATTTATTTTTTGATAAATTCCTCCCTTGGATTGATCAAAAGTTATTGTGTAATAGTTGCTTAAGCTTATTCCATACTGTTTGACTAAAGAATCAAACTGCATGAAACTCGGTTCGGATACCGTATTTAAAAACTGTTGTGGATCTGGCATTACCTTGTAACAAACCTCTCTACTGGAAGAAATAAAGCTGTTTTCCAATCTTCATTATTTATCTGCATTAATGGGGTTACCATTGCATCAAATCTGTAAGCATGTAATGTCTTCTTAGGAAATCTCATTTTACCACCCTCAAGTGACAACACAACATCCATTCTTCCACGAATACTTAAGTAATGTAAGTTAGCACCATAGAATCCATTCTGTGTTAAACGAATAACATAGACTAAAGGAAAAGTATCATATCGAAATAATCTTTTTGCATAGTATGGTTGATACTCAAAAAAGTACATTCCTCCAGTAGAAGGAACCATTAAATCTTGAAGAGAAAAAATACTTCTTGTTACATCTGCAGTTCTGGCGAATGCATCAATTGTATCTCTATACCAAGAATATGATCTAGGTTCTTGTGTAGAAAGTTCACGAATAACATCAAATATGTTTACCTGTGGATCATACAGATATTCATGTTTTTCGGTTTTCTTTGCCATTTATTTAAAACCTAAATGATCTTCTGTGAGTATTAAAAATTTCATTTGTCTGTCAGCACAATAATCTTCTGCTGCTTTCCATTTAGCTTGATTCTTTGCATACTCGGCAACCTCAGAAATATATTGTCTCGTTGCGCGTTTCTGTACTGATGGTGGGGTGAGTTGTTTTTTTGGTTTAACTTCAACTAAATATTTTTTATATGAACCACTAACTTCTCTGACTTTTAAATAAAAATCAACAAAGTATCTATGTACTCTTCCGTCAAGGGGAGAACGATATGGTATAACACACTCTTCAGAACCCCACTCCATAACATCAACACAAGTATCACAGTACTTCATAAATTTAAGTTCCCATGATGACCTATATATAATATTAGTGTAATCTCCTTTATATTTAGAGGGATTTTTTGGTTTATAAGACCCTTTATATGTTTTCATTCTGAAGTTTTAAAAATATTTATAGGAGAATAATGCCTGCCCAACCCCCACAAAGTACAGCACCAAGTACAAAAACTTCTTTAGCAAAAATTGAATATAATCAAGGAACTGGATTATCTGCATCTGGTGCAACTACAGCTTATTGGCCTGAAAATTTAATAACAGAATATCTAGATCATGTAGTACTAACTGCATACAAATACGTTTCTCTTGGTGAATTTTACACTTCAGATAAGGCACAAAAAGCAACACCTACATCAACACCTGTCGGTGGTTCTGGAACTCCAGCAGCAGGTGGATCTGATGGAGGTGGATTTTTTCAAAATCCAAAAGCGCAAGATAGATTCCTCAAGGACCCAGGTGACATAGTTAAGTTACCAATGCCAGATGGATTACAATATTCAGATACTCCTAGTTGGGATGCTGAATCTCTTGGAATTATAGGAAAACAAGTTCCAGGATTGGTTAAAAATTTTACTGCTAATGAAATGGAGAATGCTACAAAGGCTACTCAATCTTTAGCAGAAGGTTTGAAATCTGAAATAGCTTTGGGTGCAATTGAAAAGGCAGGTATTATATCTGGAGCTGCATTGACTTCACAGATCGGTGGTAAAATCATAAACCCATATACAGAATTAATTTTCAAAGGTGTTGGAACAAGACAATTTTCTTTTAACTGGAAACTAATTCCTAGAAACGTAAAAGAACAAAGACAAATCGCAACCCTAATTAAAATACTTAGAATCAATTGCATGCCTTCTTACTCATCAACGATGGGAGCAGATGCAGAAGCAGCATCTTTATCTGACAGATGGTTGACAGTTCCAAACATTTTTGAGATTAAATTCATAAGTGGAACAAGGGAAATGTCTTATCTACCAAAAATTAAACCATCTGCACTTAAAGGTGTTCAGTTTAATCCAATGCCAGATGGAACTTGGGCAACTCACTATGATGCTGGTCAACCAGCTCCTGTTGCTTATTCTCTTTCATTGGAGTTTGAAGAACTAGAAATCATTACAGCAGATCAAATCAGAGACGAGAATTACTAAAGATGTCATACTTCAAGTCTGTTCCAAATATTTTATATCCTGATTTACTGGATAAAACAAAATTAGTACTAGCAAAAAACTTTTTCAGAAAAGTTAGACTACGTGAAGATGTTTCCACTGCACCATTATTTTTTACAAAGTATACAATACAAGATGGAGAATCACCAGACCTTGTAGCAGATAAACTTTATAATAATCCAACATATTTTTGGATCATTCTTATTGTTAATAACATAACAAATATTAATAAAGAATGGCCTGTATCAAATAATACTCTACAGGAAACTCTTTTTGATAAATATGAAAATCCTTATGCAGTAAAGCATTACGAAACTATTAAATTATACAATGACAACGGAGAACTAATTCAGGAAGATGGATTAATTGTTACACCATCATCATACAAACTTCGTTACTATAATCCAACTACAGATGAAGTAGAAACTCTAACTAATGCAAATGGTATTCTAAAAGAAGTTTCTTATGCAGACTATGAATTAGAATTAAATGATGAGAAAAGAGAGATAACATATTTGAAGAGAAGATATCTCTCTAAATTTATTGATGAATTTGAACAGAGAATTGCTTATGATACATCTTACGGTATTGATAAAAAAGGAAGAAAACTTCCCAACGTATAAAAAAAGGGGGTCTTAAGACCCCCTTCGTTATGTTCAATCTTCTTGTGCAAGACGTGCAAAGTAACTCAGTGCATCATCCACATCTTCATCTTCTTGAGTAGAAGATTCGGAAACAACTGGTTGATTGTAAGTAAACTCTTCTTCATCTTCAAAGGTTTCTGCATCTGGTTTACGAGCAGTTACCTTTTGAGTGCTAGTACCAAGAACAATATTCAAACGATTCTTGAGTTCATCATAACTCTTGAAGTTATTGGTATCAACTAGTTCAGTGAGTTCGAACAGATTATTAGCAACTGCATCTAGTTTCTTATCCTCACCTGTGAGAAGAGCAGAAGGACTTGCAAACTCAGACTTATCATAATTCCAATAACCATCAACCTTACGAATCTTCAGTTTGAAATCTGCACCAGTGTAAGGATCGAAAGGATTGATTGCAGTCTCATCTGCAAAGGCAGGTTGCATTGCTTCAACAATTTTATCCCAGATTTTTTTCCCATACTTGTAAAGAAAAACTTTACCTTCATTATCAGGATTAGCAGGATCACTAACCACATAAATGTTGGAATAGTAGGAGAGTTTGCGTTTCTGTTTACGAGCAATCTCTTTATCAGAATCAAGACCACTGTTCCACAGTTGACGATTCATTTCCCCAACAGGATCTTTTTGATTCATTGTGGTCAGAGAGTTTTCAATGTACCAACCACCAGGACCTTGAAAAGCATGAGACCAGATTTGAACATAAGGATTCGTTTCCAGATTCTTATTAGGAAGGAATCGAATTACTGCATAACCATTACCACTTTTATCTACTTGTGGTTTCCAAAGACGATCATCACCAGATCCTTCGTTGGAATTCATTTTGTCCAGTTCCTTGTTCAGACGGTCAAGCATCGAACTGGAAGAATTTTTAAGAGCAGCAAAAGACATTTGTATTCTCCGTATTAGTTGTATTTTTGTATTAGTTTGATTGGGGGCAGGCAAACCCATACCCCATTATTATATAGGTTCTGGGTTTGCCTGTCAAGACGCTGATTAATTAGCGTTTCTTTTCTTTTAGTTTTAAGTTTTGTAATCTGATTAGTAATGAATTCAGAGAAGACATTACATCCAAATGATTTAATGCAGGACTATAAAATCTCATTTTAATTTCGATTTCTTCTTTCAACCTTACAGCTCTTTCATCATCACTCAAAGATAATCTAGTATAAAAAATTTTTTGTTTTTCAATTAATTCTGCAATCTCATCCAATAAAATTAATCTTGCATCTTTATCAAGATTTTCATAGTTAATTGCATACTCTACTAATGTTTGATGTATTATCCGAATATCATCCAACTCTTTTTTTACTAGCTCTGAATCAAAGAATGACATGTGGTTATTTTCTCCAGTACAATTTGTTTATACTTTGTTTTGTCAAACTTTAAAAACGGGGCGTACTTTTTCATCAATGAATAAACTTTAGGCCATACTACAGGGTCTATAATTTTATCATTAAACTTTTTGGTATATGAAAAAATTTCATCCAAAACTATCATAGTTTCAAGAGAAATTCTACTGGAAAGATAGTGTTTTAATAATATTGGATGTCTGCCACCAGGACAGTCAAAAACATCTCTAAACTCATTGTTTTTGAATATAAAATCTAACTCTTGAGAAATTATATAAGACAAACTTTGTATCTTTTTTTTCCATTCGATGAAGTTAGTTTCACATTCTTTACTGAAGATATTTCCAATCCATAAATTTTGATCTTTAACAAATTGTGCAACAAAATATTCTAGGATTGTATCTGAATCATATTTGTGTGATAACTTTTTGAAAAAATATTTGTCTTTTCTTTTTTCAAAAGATTCTACACTTGCTCTGCATTTTCCACAGTATTTAAAGTAATCATACTTTTCATTTGTGAAATGTCTTTTCAGAGACAGATACAATTTGTAGGTTTCGTATCCATCCATTCACTATTCTCAAATAGGAAGTTTTGCATTTGAACTTTTTTTAATAAAGTTCATTCTTTGTGCGTCCGCTTTTAATTTTTCTTTTAATGGTTTTGATAGTAGTTTTGTTATTGATTCAATTTCAATATCATTCTCTTCACAATAGGTAACTATTGCGTCGATGTAATTTAAAGACCCACTACTATCCCTCACAAGATTCTCAATATCCATCGAGAACTTAGATGTATTTAGAAATTTAGAATTTAATAAGTCCTCGATGTTCCTGTTCTTTTGCATTCCACTCCTTTAAGTAATCGTTAAACATTTTAGCATACCTTATTATATCATAGATTACGAAAGTTTGCAATGAACCATCTTTACATGTGATGATGGTCACTAATTTCTGTACTTTAATATTTGTTCTCTCGTAGAACATCATTGCATAAACGGATTCCTGAATGAAATAGTTCTGAATCCATTCTTTTCTTTTTTTAAAACGAGATGTCTTGAAGTCAATAACAGACAGCTCTCCTTTGTATTTTGCAATGCAGTCTACTCTACCAGCGACCTTTAATATATCACTATACAGAGATCCTTCCAACAAATGTATGTCAGAAATGTTGTCAAGTTCTTTCTTTATGTTATTGAACAACAAAGACGGCATAATGTTGTTCGCGTACTTAGAGTAGTCGAAGCTATTATTTAGGTAATCTTCACACATAGAATGTACAAGAGTTCCATCTGAAGTAGCTTGTTTAGATATTCTTTCTGCTTCTTCTGTCCCTACTCTTGATTTCCACTCATCCATTTTGTGTCTATCTTTGTAGGACAGAACAGAAGTGACCGAAGGATATTCTAATCCATTGGGGACTGAATAAAACCTCGTACCATTTTTATCTATGGAATTTAGTTCTACTAATTCTACAGGAAGATCAACAAATGTAAACATCAAAAACCCAGATTAATTTTACTAATTAGATAACTACGGATGAATCCAGAACGCACAATGTCATCAATACCAAATTCAACACAAGAAAATTCTTCCATGTCTCGAATAATTTTCATGAAGTCTAGAATACCATTCTTTTCGTTGGTACGAATCAAATCTGTTTGTTGAACATCACCAGAGAAAATAATTTTACAATCTTCCCCAACACGAGTGACAATAGAATCAAGTTCATGAAAGTTAAGATTTTGACATTCATCTACAATGACAATAGCTTTGTCCAGTGTAGTACCACGAATGAAAGATGTGGACCAGAAAGAAATAGTTTCTTGTGATTTTAAATTACCATAGAGCATTTCAAATGATGCGTCATCTGGCATACTGAACATATACTTTACCATATTCTTATAAGGAATCTGGTAGAGAGATGATTTATCTTCATGGTCACCAGGAAGGAAACCAATTTCTCTAGTAGCAACAAGAGATCTAACGATATAAACTTTTTCGTATGGAGTATTTTCGTCTAGTACATCTCGCAGAGCTAGATAAAGAGAAATGAATGTTTTTCCTGTACCAGCTGCACCATATAGAAAAAGATTTTTTTCATTCGAATAATTTTCAAATACAGTTTCTTGTGCTGGTGTAATTGGAACCACATCAATCATGTGTTCCAGATTCAAAGGTTTTTTCCTTCTCATCTGTTTTGCACTCATGTTGTTAATGTCTTTCTGCTTTCTAGTCTTAACTGGCATGATCAAATATCAATGGTAGATTTGTAATGATTGCTCTTGATGTTTTTTAGAACATCACGGAATCCGTCTGGAACTTTATTTTTAATTGAAACTCCAGACACTGCGTTCAATCCTGATAGATGAACTTGTTCGAACTCTGGATTTTCTTCAAGAAATTTCTCCCTATCAGCCATATACATCCGCTTTTCTATGATCTCTCCAGTTTCTTTATTCTTGAAGTTATACGTCGGCATACTTAAACCACTCGGGAACTTTTGCAGGAGACTTCCATTTTGCAAATGAAATTTTGTCTCCAATATAATAATTTTTATATGACTGGATTGAATCTCCAGGTATCTTATATTTATCTGGCATTGCTGGGGGTGGATCTGTCCACCCCATATTAGGAAGATTTTTGGGGGGAGTTCTTAGATATGCTTTTAAGGATTCAGTAGAATGAAATTTACCATATCTCCTGGTGTATTCAATACAACACTGTTCAAACAATTCATATAACCACATATAATGTGATTGAGAACTCCTGGTCCACACACCAGAAGGATGATTAATATGACAAGCTTTGTAGAGAATAGATTCCCTTGGTTGATCAAGTTTGAATCGTTTGACTTGTCTTTTACCACTATTGGAAGTATCGTAATAAGGAAAACCATCAATGACCCGATGAGCAGTTGAAAGAAGTTGTGCGTATTCAACAATCATTTTAACAACATGTTTGTCTACATGTTCCTGGGCACAAATAACAGGATTGTAATTTAGGTAAAAAATGTTCATTTTGTTTCAACGAGTTCGTCAACAACTTTATCAATAAATTCTTTTTTTACGAGTGAACGAATCTTCTGATAAAAATCAAGAATATCATGATTGTTATTATAAACTAATCCACATTCTTTTGCAATGCCTAATACTTCTTTGTTATTCATTTGATTACCATCCTAGTGCTTCTGATACCGTGGGAAATTGTTGTTTGAAAACCTCTTTACATTCTTCTGCAATCAACATATGTTCTTTCTGAGTTCCATTTGACGAACGTAGATTAATATAGTGAATCCAAGAACGACAACTGCCTGTCATATAAATTCTTGTTTTGGTGGCAAGAGGAAGAACAAAACGAGCACACTCTTTTGCTACACCATGTTCAAGCAAACTTTTGTATAAATTGTTTGCCGTAAAAAAATGTTCTTGAATTTTTGCTTCTAAAGTAAATTTTAAATAACCATCAAGATCATCAGTAGAATTTTGACGATTCTTATCATCTTGACGACGCAATTCGGGAACAGGAATATCAGACGCTAGTAGATTTGCATCTGCATATCTTTGTGAAAATTCTTGAAATGTAAAACTGCGGTGTCTCAAAATTTGAGCTGCAATTCCTCGATTAGTTTCAATCTCTAAAGTCATAGAAGACTGTTCAAAAACAGACCAATGATTATGCTTAATACAATAAGCAAGCAACTTGGAATAGTTTTCGTTGTCTTGATTCGCAGGATTAGAAACTCGCGCAATATACGCCATTGTTTGTTCTGCATCTGGTGTTACCGAAATTAGTTTAACATCACTCACATTATCCTCCTTTAGTCTTGTTAATATTCTACCTAATTTTTTGTTGATTGTCAAGGTCTAAAAACAAACCCCCATCTATTAAATGGAGGTAATTGGTTATTTTTTTGGTGGAGGCGGCATTAATTTTGGATTCATTCTTCCTTCACTAAAATCAATTTTTTGAACCACATCTTTACCATAATGATCATAATATGCATCAAAGATTGCTACTTTAGTTCCTTGAACAATATCATATAAAATATTTCCAAAATAATCTAAGGTAATAAGATATGCATTATTAGGTAAAGATCTAACATTATGCACCATCAAATTTGCATTTTGGTGAATAATATTCACACCTTTTTTTCTGAGTCGAGAAATTTCTTCATCTGTAAACATTGGTTATTAATTACTTTGTGAACGGTTGCCCCATTTGATATCAGGATATGCTTCCGAGATTGCGTTCTTAGTTAATTTATATTTTGTTTGCAATTTCTTGTCTTTAACAAGACACAGAAGACTTGCTTCTTCTGCAGAAAGACCTTCTAGTAATTGGATAAACAGCAATTCTCTTTTAGATTGTGCAAGTGCATCATTACCACCTTTCACAAAATTGTAAAGAACAGAAAATTGATTGCGAAGTCTGGTATGTTCTGTTCCTACAGGAGCGTCATTAGGAGTATACGGAACTTCACCATCTGGAAGTGCGCTCTCTATACTTTCATCATAATTCCAAATGAGAAGTGAAACCAAAGCAGGAGACCTAAATTTCTTTAGAAGTTCTGCCTTTTCACTTTTGGTTTTTGCATTAGAAATTTTTTGTAGAATCTCTGTTTGTAATAAATCTGTATCAGTTGGGTTTAGTTTAGTCATTAAAAGTTCTCCAATTCATTCATTAGTGAAAACAATTTATTGTTAATAAAATAATTTAAATTGACTGTTTTCTTTTCATGAGTATTTAGTTGATCAAATTCAGTCAAAATTTTATCTTGAATATTTTCTGGGATATAATCAAGATCAACCAGAACTTGATTGCGTTTATAATTTTTTAATTGAACATCATTCATAAAACTAGAGGGTTCAGAATGAATCCATTTTTCTAGACTCTTTTTTGACATAGGTTTTTGTCTTTTTCCAGAGACAAAAGTATCATCATCTGACAAAAAATTAGGAATGCCATCTGAACGATCACCTTTGATAATGTGCTCTTTAATATACAACACAGGATCTATTTTTTCAATAAATTTTTTTTGTGTTGGATTGTATTGATGTACAAATGGATATTTTTTAAGTTGAATAAAATCTTTGTCTCCAGAAAGAACCAAAACTTTTTCTGGTTCTTTATTTAATTTTTGTAGTTTGATATTCTTAAGTGCTTGTTGTTTACACAAGACCGCAATAATATCATCTGCTTCTGCACCATGAACTTCCATAACTTTGTATGGGAAGTTTTCACGAATTTCATCACGAATTTTATTCAAACATTCGAAGATATCATTCCAATTTAGTTCTGATTGTTCTCTATCTTTTTTGCGATTTTGTTTATAGAAAGGAAAGATTTCTTTCCTCCAATAATGTTTGCTATCGTAACAAAAAACTAGTTCACCATATTCATACGAGAAACGTTTCTTGTATGACTTGATGGTATTTAAAACCATATGACGAACTAGATTTTCGTCTAGTTTGTTCTTATCTAGTTTCAGTTGCATCATTAGATTACTAATCATGCACTGATTTGTGTCAATTAAAATCATAAAAATTAGTCCTCGTCTTCTTCATCTTCATCAATGATTCGCAGAGAAATGAGTTCTTCATTAATAAAATTACCATGTTGATCAAAAAATTCTGGATGATATCCAGCGTATTCTTCTTCTGTTTCTGAATTATTAGTTAACCACATATTAATTGTAAACCCTATTAATCCCCCTATTAATCCCCCCAGGAGTAAGAATAAAAACATTAGACACCCTGAAAAAAAGTAGATGGATGCTTCCGACATGTTTTTTCCTCCAAGAATAGTTGAAATTAAGTCTCCCTATTCTGAAGAACATCAAGGGAAACACTTACTTTAATTGAGTAATTTTTATTAAAAAATTTAACTACTCGATCAAGGTTGTAGTCAAGAAGACTACGGTTCGAAGAAGTTCCCCTCCCTTGCATCATTGCTCTTACACCTTTATTTAGTTTAGGATTGTTAGTCATCAGAAATGCTTCAAAAGAATATGGTATTCATTAATTCTACCACTGGGTAGTTTTTCTTTGGTAGTCAGTTCTTTTCGCAAGTTGTTAGTAAATTCCCTAGTAGAACTGATGATAGAATCCAGAACCTCGGAAGGTTTTCTCAGGGTCTTAGACCATGAACGATTCTTGTCATAATTAATGATAGAAGAGTTCCTGACAGACAGACTCTCTCCGTAATAAACTGCAATCTCTCTGGTAGTTGTATTATAAACTACCAATTGTTTGGAGTTGATGATGTCAACAGGATTGATTGAAACATACCTGTCGTCTAGAATATCTACCACCTTACGGTATTTTAAATTTTTTACAAGTTTCGCTGGATCAATTTTGCGACGACGAGTTTTACGTGCAGCAATTTTTTCTGCATAATATTTGTTAATGTCATCAATGATAGATTCAAGATATTCGATATACATACGAAGTTTTGGACGAGAAAAAGTAGAGTATGCTTCTACGAGTTCCTCATCAGAACCATCATATGCAATTTCTGCTTCCCTTTTATCTTGGATAAAGTGATCATAATCCTTGATTAGAGAAATAGTTTTCTTATCAAGTTGTTGAGAAACAAAGTGTTTGTACAAATTGAACTTTGGTTTCTTGTTTTCAATAATCAACTTGTCAATTAACTCATTAATTACAGAAATGTTTTCACTGAAAACTTCAGTACGAACATTTTGAATCTTGGTCATAGTTGTTTGTCTCTAATAAAATGAACAAAGTCTGTGTAACCACCAACCAAATTTCCGTCCACTAGAACTCTAGGGAACATATATGGTTGTTCAAATTTTTCCATGAATTGTTCTTTGGAAAAATCCTGATACAAAGAGTATTCAGTATACTCTTTTCCCATCGACTGCAGAAGCAGTTTCAGGTTTTCACAAAAGGGGCATGACTCCTTCGTGTAAATTTCTATAAGCATTATAGGTCCTCCTGGTGCTAGTGTCAAGGGCTAAAGACGAAAAAGGGGGGAGTTACCTCCCCCTTATAATTTATCTTTTCTTTTTTAATTGTCTATTTAAAAAGAAACGATCTATTCTCATTCTAGTATATAATTTAACTAGAAGCATTTTAGTTCTGAAATTGATGTAAAGAAGCTTTAACATCAACCAACAGTATGTTAATAAATTTTGTTCTTCTATTAATATGTATATTATTATTAGTAATGCAAAAATATAAAATTGATACAAAAACATTGATCTAATTTAAGAGAAGCGGAAGCGGTAGGATTTGAACCCACGAACGCTATTAACGTTGGTTGTTTTCAAGACAACTGCCATAAACCACTCGGCCACGCTTCCAGTATATTAAATTTTATTATCTAATTGTTTGATCGCAAAGATATTACTTTTACGATACCGAATAGATTTTTTAATTTGTTTCTTGAGTTGTCTTAGTTCTCTGATTTGTTCACCAATTGGACGAACATCAACCTCTTCTTCTATCTCTTCTTCTGGAGTTTCTACAACTTCTTCAGATTGAACATCAATAATTTGTTCCTCACTCATACTTTGTATTTTAACCTCAATTCATTTATAATTTTTCTTGTAGATGAAATACCATCTGCAAATTTTAACTCAGATAAATCAGTTGCATTCTTTCGAGTCAACTGTTCTTTGTGTTGTAGTCTATCATACAACTCATCAAAAAAATCTTTCATAGTTATCAGAGAATATACGCATTATAAAACATATTTCAAATTTTGTCAACCTCCAAGCGCAAAATTTCTTCGTGAAGGATAAACTATCCTGGTTTCATCTTTTGATTTCATCCATTTAATAATCTCAGTTTTTCTTTGTTCAGAAAAAAATTCTTGTTGTTCATACCAGTCTTTCCAGTTGTCATGACTCTTAGATTGATTGCATGATTTACAACAACAAACTACATTTTCTGTAGTATCACTTCCACCTTTTGATTGCGGAACAATGTGGTCAATAGTTAAATCTTCTTCTGAATTACAATAAGCACACCGATGATTCCATTGTTCTCTAATTGACTTTCTCCACAATCGTTTTGCTTCAGATGAAGAAGCAGTGTGGAGATTAAACAAATAATCTTTTGATGACTTGTATAGGTCCATATAGCAATGTAAGGACATTACTATTTAACACAATAAAAAAGGAGGGGTTAACCCCCTCCAAAGTTACCATAAGTCAAACCATTTGTCAGCCAATGGCAGGTGCGGTGAGAGCAACAGGAGTTGCATTGCTGGAAGCAAGGTCCAGAGGGAAGTTGTGAGCATTACGCTCGTGCATCACTTCCATACCAAGTCCTGCACGGTTGAGGATGTCTGCCCAGG